TTTGCTGGTATCCAAGTCAACACTAAGATCGGTTCAGGAAAATAACATGGCAGATCTAGATCGGCAATTTATCAACCGCGCGCTGAAAATAACATCGTTTAACCTTACTGCTAAGGACTTTCAATCCCTTAAGCATAAGAAAGAGATCCAACACTTGTTTTTTACGCACTTCTTCAAGAAGTACAATATGAGCAAAATGCTGAATCGTGTAGATGAGTCTAAGATGAAAGCACTGATCAAAGATTTGCGTCAACACGCCGGATCAGAGTTCGAACATGTGTACAAGTATAACCTCAAAGGAGTTGGTCCTGGCGAAGTCATGTTGTACGTATTGCTTAACAATGCCCATCTAGGTGGTGGTTCGTCAGCTGGTCTAGACCTTGTTGATGCATCTGGTGGATACGAAGTTAAAGCGGTCGACTATAGTCCTCAGGGTTATGTAAATAACTTTAAAGTCGGCGGTACCTTCTCAATGGCCGACATCATTCGTGGTGTACAGGAACTAAAGAAAGAAGCTGGTCGCGGCAGCGGAGCTGAAGTAAATAGTACTGACTTGCAAGAATTAGAGAAGAAATTCCCTGATGAAATCAAAGGTTATTATAAAAAGTACGCCGAAGTAACTTACAAAAACTACTTTAAAAATCACGCAATCATCTTCCTATCTAACAAGAAGGGTGGTGGTTACCAACTTGGTGATGTGATTGCTATTAAGAAAGTTGAAATGAAAGACATTGTCTTCGAGCGTATTACCTCTGGTACAATTAAACCTAGAATTTTGATGAAGTAATATTAGAAGGTAAAAATTTAAGGACATTCATGGCACAGTTTAGCACAGATAGAAACGCACTACTCAACAATAACAAAGACGTCTATGAAGTCGTCATGGTGTCTGGTCAGGCAGGACCGTCTGTTTATGTGCCTGCTGGTAACTTAAACGCAGCGTCTGATGCGTTTGGTCGACTTCGCACAAGCCAACCTTTTACACTCTTTGATTCATCGTTTCGTTATGCCGATAGCGAACGGCGATGGAACACTGCAGTATCTGGTTCTGCAACATACACTTTCAATGCGGATCAAGGTCTTATGGATCTTGATGTTACTGATGCTGATGGTGATGAGATCGTAAGACAAACCGACCGAGTATTTGCATACCAACCAGGTAAGAGCTTGTTGGTGATGAACACGTTTACAATGAACGAAGCAAAAGCAAATCTTCGTCAGCGTGTTGGTTACTTTACAAAAGATAATGGCATCTATGTAGAACAAGACGGAACGGCTACATATCTCGTGAAACGAAGTGCAGTGTCTGGTTCTGTTGTAAACACAAGAATCGCGCAAAGTAGCTGGAACGTTGACAAGATGAACGGCACTGGTCCAAGCGGTGCGACTCTGGACATGAGTAAGTCACAGATCTTGTGGACAGACTTTGAGTGGCTAGGTGTTGGTTCTGTTCGTATGGGATTTGTTATCAATGGTCAGTTCATCTGCTGTCACATCTTCCATCACGCCAATGAGATCACCGGTACTTACATTACCACAGCATCACTATCATGTAGATATGAGATCACAAACACTGGCGCTACATCAGGTGCAAGTCAACTGAAACAAATCTGTTCGACTGTATTGTCAGAGGGTGGCTATAATCAGATCGGATTGACTCGTTCTGCTGTAAACCCACTTACAGGTAAAAATCTTACAAACGATATCAACAATCCAATGGTTTCTATTAGGTTAAGATCTGGTAGAACTGACGCAGTTGTCACACCTAGACTAATATCACTGTACGGTCTTCAAGCTACACCCTTTAACTATAAGATTATCAGAGGTGCAACGTTAGGTAGCGCAAGTTGGGTTACACCTGATTCGGCTAGTAGTGTTGAGTATGATATTTCGGCCACAACTATGACAGGTGGTACAATAATTTATGAAGGTATTTTTAAAGGTCAAACTAGTTCAACGGTTTTTGATTTAGAAGAACAGTTTAATCATAGTTTACAATTAACACGTGGTATAATTACTAGTGATAGTGTAGGAGATACTCTTACCATAGCAATCACACCGACGACAAATAACGATGACGCAATAGTATCCTTAAGTTGGCAAGAGAGAACATCATAATGGAATTTAAAGAGTTCATCACAGAGCAGAAGAACACTCACATGACCCATATCGAGGACAAGGTCCTCTATGGTGGTGTGAACGGTACGCGTCAGGCTATTTTAGCCTTACGTTCGCTGAGAGATATGCTGGCAGGAGTCCATGATGGCAAAGTTTCTGTTAAGTGGGATGGTGCTCCTGCTATTTTTGCTGGCATCGATCCTCGTGACGGCAAGTTTTTTGTGGCGAAAAAAGGAATTTTTAACAAGTCACCAAAGGTTTATAAATCAGACGCTGACGTTGACGCTGATACTAGCGGTGATCTCGCTGATAAACTCAAGCTTGCTCTTAAGCATCTCCCCGCACTAGGTATTAAAGGTGTTGTGCAAGGTGACTTCTTGTTCTCACGTGATGATGTAAAGACACAGAAGATCAAAGGTCAGTCATATGTTACTTTTCATCCTAACACTATCGTTTATGCTGTGCCTGCGGGTACACCGGCTGCGAAAGAGATCAAGGCAGCGACTATCGGTATCGTATGGCACACCACATACACAGGTAAAACATTCGAAAGTATGAAAGCATCTTATGGCGTTGACGTGAGTAAGTTCAACAAATCATCGAAGGTCTGGTCTCAGGACGCCATGCTGAAAGACATGACTCGTTACACTATGTCTAAACAGGACACTGACGAAGTCAATGAACACCTATCAAATGCAGGAAAGATATTCAACAAGATTGCATCTAGTACGCTCCGTGAGTTGGAAGCTAATCAGACTCTTGCCAGGACTATTGAAACATTCAATAATACTTTTGTACGAAGAGGTACTGTTGTGGTCGATACGAAAAGGCATGTCAACAATCTCGTCCGTTACATCACGAATAAGTACCAGAAAGAAGTAGACGCTGCAAAGAGCGAGAAGGGCAAAACGAGTCGTATTGCAAAGATGAACGAAGTGTTGAAGTTCTTCTCAGCTGCAAACAAAAATAACTTGAAATTAATGTTCGATTTACAAAAATCTTTGATTCTTGCGAAATTAAAAATTATAAATATATTACAGCGTCTCTCAAACACTGAGACATTCTTAAAGACAAAGAACGGCTTTAAGGTCACAGGACAAGAGGGTTACGTTGCTATCGATACACTTGGTGGTGATGCGGTGAAGATCGTTGATCGTATGGAGTTCTCATACGCCAACTTCTCACCAGATATATTAAAAGGATGGGATAAACCAACGAGGAACTGATGTTAGACTTTAAAGACTTTATTGTCGCCGACTATCGTCCAGGCGAACCAGACATACTTAAGTATAGAGCTCAGCGCCGCCGTCGTTTAGGTGAAGACGTAGAGCAGACTGACGAAGCACTGACTGTATCTCAGCGGTTAGCTCGTAAGCGTCAGATGGTAAGAACCAAAGCCAAGATCAAGTTAGGCAGAGAACGTGCTAAGCGTCGCTTTGCCTCAAAAGAAAAACTAGAGAAGAGAGCTGTTCGTCAAGCGCGTATGGCTATCTTTAAGAAGCTGACAAAAGATATTCCAAAGAGTGAGTTGACATATGCTCGTAGGCAAGAGATCGAGAAGCGTCTCGAGAAGCCTGCGTTCAAGCAAAGGATTAAGATGATTGCACGAAGAAACCTGCCTAAAGTACGTAAACAAGAGATTGAACGGAAGAGACATCAGGCAGAGAAATGATCAACTCATTTAAGACTTACCTCGTCGAAGAAGAGAAGACGGTTTATTTTACCTTCGGTAGAATGAACCCACCTACTATTGGTCATGAAAAACTACTTAATACCCTCGCCACTAAGTCTGGCAATAATCCTTATCGTGTTTACCTATCGCAGTCTACTGATAAGAGTAAGAACCCTCTTGCATATAAAGACAAGGTAAAGTTCGTTCGTAAGATGTTCCCTCGTCATGCACGTTCTGTCATGATGAACCCACGTATCAAGACGTTTCTCGATGCAGCTGTATCGTTGTATAACGAGGGCTTCAAGAATATCGTCATGGTCGTAGGTGAGGACCGTGTGAACGAGTTTGACGTGCTGTTGAACAAGTACAACGGCAAGAAGATGCGTAACGGTTTCTTTAACTTTGCTCGCATCAATGTCGTATCTGCAGGTGACAGAGATCCTGATGGGGATGATGCTTCTAGCGCATCGGCCACAAAGCAGAGACAAGCAGCAAAGGCAAACGACTTCACAGCTTTCGGTCAAGGTCTACCACGTGGTATGGGTAATGCCGATGCTAAAGCTCTCTTCAACGCTGTACGTAGTGGTATGGGTTTGAAAGAGACAAAAGACTTTACACATCATGTAAAACTTGACACAGTGTCTGAGACACGTGAGCAGTACGTTCAGGGAGATTTGTTTCAGGTTGGCGATCGAGTAGTTGTCATTGCGGACGACACGATCGCCACCGTCACTCATCTTGGTTCTAACTACGTCATCGTCGAGTCTGCTGGTAAGCAGATGCGTAAGTGGTTAGATGCAATCGAGTTAATCGAGAAGCGTCAGCCTCAAGATCCAGATGTCAGTAAAGTCAAGGGCACACAGCCAAAGCCTTACTATAAAGGTTTAGACAAAGACACAAAGCAAGCAAGAGCTGCACACTTCAGAGCATACGCCAACAAGAGTCCTGCAGAGAAAGATGCTGCACCTTATAAGAAGGCTCCTGGCGATGCAACAGCAAAGACAAAGCCGAGTAAATACACGTTGAAGTTCAAGCAGATGTACGGTGAGAACTCAGCAGTTGATCTTGCTAAGAAGAGAATTGATCAAGAAAAAGCTGCGGATGCTAAACGTCATGATAGAATGATGGACAAAGCACGGTTGAAAGATACACAAGCAATTAATAAGGCAACGAAATGATTGGGTTTAAAACATTCATTCAAGAAGCTGAGTCTTGGGAAGCTGGGTACAAGCGTCGTGTTGTCAAGACGTCTGATGCTGAGCATAAGAAAAAAGGTTATAATTGGAGAATCAAGGGCAAAGAGCGTCCTGAGATCTCTATCAAGTTGTACAAGAGTAAGCCCTCTCAGTCTGAGTTCAATAGCCAGATGAAGAGAGTTGCAGGCCACGAATTTGGGACACGATAATGATTAAGTTCTCTCACTATCTCGAAGAAGCAAAAGGTTTAGCAGACAAAGCAAAAAAGTCTGGCGTGTCTGTCAACACACTTCAAAAAGTTTACAATCGTGGCGTTGCAGCATGGAAGTCCGGTCACCGCCCTGGAACAACACCTCAGCAGTGGGGTCATGCTCGTGTTAACGCTTTCATCGTCAAGAAGAAAAAAGGCGGCCTCAATCACGATAAGGATCTAGCATAATGAAATCATTTTTTCAATTAAGAGAAGAGCTTAAATCTATTTTAGAAGAGGCTGAGCCTCAAGCTAAATTTAGTGGTAAGCATAACGTAGCGTTCGATTATGATGACGATGATGAGGATGCAGAGGCAGATCATAACGAAATAGAGTATAATAAGCAAAAGGCTTTTGATCATAAAAAGAAAGCTGATGCTGCGAAAAAAGCTGGCGATCAAAGTGCATATCACAAGCACATGGCTGCTCATCATGACCACGCTGCTAACTTTAGACAAGACGTTGGTAATGAACACAATGGACACCCATCAGACACTGAAGCTTCTCATCGCAAAGCCCATGAATGGCACAAAAATAAAGCATAGTAACTAAAATACCAGGGGACAACAGAATGCCACTCAAAGTATCACATGGAATCGGTGCGTGGATTAAAGATTTTAAAACTTCGACGAATCCACGATTCAAGGGTAAATCTGATAAAGAGCGCAGAGACCAAGCCATTGCCGCTTATCTTTCTGCTAAACGTGATCAGAAAGAAGAAGTAGATAAGACACCTCCGTTTGAAGGTCCGTATAAAAAAGTAAAGTCTGTCATTCCTGGTAAACACGGCGAAGGTCCTTCTACTGCTAAGCATCTTGCTAAGATGGGAATGAAACAGGCTGAAAAGAAGCCAGTCAAAGAAGTTTCTACTAACACCCTCACTAGCTATTTGAAAAAGGCATCTCCTACAGTTGATGCAGCTAAAGAGAGATTGCCTGGTATTAAAAAAGCTCTTCACAAACTAAATCAAAAGATAAAAAAAGAAGAGACAGTTAACGAACTTGATAAGTCAACTCTTCAATCGTATAAAGATAAAACTAAAGCTCAGATCGGTACGTTGAAAAAAGTTGCTAAGACGATGGATGATCCTGCACATAAAGCACCTTGGGAGCGTGGCATTGGTGTAAGATCTAAAGGTCTTGAGAGAGCTAAGAAGCGTCTTGGTGAAGATATCAATGAATCCGAACAGCTCGACGAGTTGAGTCCTGGTCTTCTTGGTAGATACACCCGTGCACGTGGAAGCTTGAATATTACTAAGAAGCAATCTAAGATGAAAGCACGTGCTCATCAGAAGATGCGTGATAAGACAAAAGATCTGTCAGCTATTGCTGGTAAGTACAGCAATCCTGCTGATCTCACTAAAACAGAAGCGACTACGTTTGAAGTGGACATCGAAGGCTTGCCGAAGATGTACATCAAGGACAAGTCGCCTGGTGCTGTTAAAGCTAAGTTGC